GTTCTGGCCGCCCTGCTGGATCGGCACGTTCGGGTTGGTGCCCTCGGCCTCGCGGACGACTGTGCCGGGCGCCGCCTCCACGACGATGCGGCCATTGACCTCGGCGCGGCCGCCGCCGCCGGCCGCCGCCGCAGCGGCGGCGGCGGAGGGGCCGTAGAAGCCGGCGCCGAGTTGGGCGTTGGCCGCGGCCTGGCGCTGCTGCACGCCGCCCAGCGCGCGCGGCTGCGCGTCGAGCCTGGCCTGCGCCTCCTGCCCCTCGCGGAAGCGGCCGGTGAGGTTCTCCACCAGCGCGCGCAGCCGCTCGATGGCGGCGGTGACGCCGCCGATGAAGCTCTCGAAGGGGGCGGCGATGGCGGCCAGCAGCCCCTCGAAGAAGCCCGCGAGACCGCCGAAGGCGCCGCGGATGGCCTCGACGGCGGAGGTCACGGCCCCGCCCGTCCAGCCATCGAGCCAGGCGCCGAAATCCTCGAAGAGGGTGCGGACGGTGCCCCACAGGCCGGAGAAGAAGGTCTGCACGCCCCGCCAGATCTTCATGGTGCCCTCGGCCCCGCGCGCGAAGTCACCGGTCAGCAGGCCCGCGATGTTCTCGATGAAGCCCGTGACGATGTCCGACAGGCCCTGGCCCATCGCGGCGAAGAAGCCGCTGAACCGCTCCCACTCCTTGTGGATGTACCAGGCGATCCCCACGACGGCCGCGCCGAGCAGCAGGAAGGGCGAGGCGAGCGCGGCGAGCGCGGCCTTGAGCGGGCCCGCCGCCGCGCCGATGCCGGCGATGGCGGCGCTCAGGGCCACCGCCCCGGCCGCGAAGGTCGCGGCCTGACCGATGAGGCCCGGGAAGAGGCCCTCCACCGCCTCGACGGCGTTGGAGAGGAAGAGCAGCGCATCGCCCAGCGCGCGGATGGGCGTCTCGGCCGCGGGGCCGAGATCGTTGGTCAGCCGCTCCCACAGCATCCCCAGGCGCTCCAGCGCGGCGGCCAGGCCGCGCATGCGGGACTCCATGTCGTCCTGGATCGCCTGGGGCGAGGCGGCGGCGGCTTCGTCGCGGATGCGGATGTATTCGGCCGTCTGCTGGATCATGGGGCGGAGGAAGCCCAGCACCTGGCTGTCTGCGAAGAGTTCCTGTACGCGGAACATGTCGCCGCCCGTCGCCTCGCGGATCTTCTGGATCAGCACCTCGAAGGGGTTCATGCCGCGATCTGCGGCGTTGCGCAGCACGGCCTCGATGTCCACGCCCATGTCTCGGAAGTTCCGCACCGCGTCGGGGGCGGTCATCTTCTGGAGGATGTTGCTCAGGTTGTTCGCCGCCTCGCTGGCGCTGCCCGCGCCCTGGCGCGCCACCTGCAGCGCGGCGGCGAGGGAGGGCACCGCGCGCGCGCCCGTCAGCCCCACGCCGGCGGCGGCGGCGGTGAGGCTGTCGAACTCGCGCGCCATGTCGCGCAGCTCGAAGCGCCCCTCCTTGCCGGCCGCCACGAGGGTGGCGAAGGCCTGCTCCACCTGGTCCGGGGCGAGGCGGAGGTTGTTGAGCATGGCGACCGTGGTCGCCGCGATGTCCTCCGCGCTGGCGCCCGCGGCGGTGGCGACGCGGCCGATCAGCGGGATCAGCGCCTCGAAATGCTCGGCCGCCGCGCCGCCGGCCGAGACCAGCACATTCGCCGCGGCGGCGAGCCGGGTCTGGCGCTGGTTCGTCTCCAGCGCCACGGCGCGGAACAGCGCGTTATGGCCGGCCATCATGGCCTCGACCTCGGCGCCGGTGGCGCCGGCGGTGATGGCGATGCCGCGCAGGGCGCCCTCATAGGCCGCCGCCTCGCGCACCGGCCCGGCCACCGAGAGCCCCGCCAGCGCCGCGCTCACCAGCGCCACCCGCCCCGCGAGCTGGCGCAGCGCCTCGATGCGGCGGCGCACCGCGCCCAGCGGACCGGAGAGCCGGTCCTGCAGCGTCAGGACGAAGCGCGCGACGAGGGAGTTTCTCACGGGCCTCTCCTGCCGGCCTCATCGGCGGCGATCATGGCGTTCATCCAGAACGCGGCGTCGCGGTCGGTGAGCGCCTCCAGCTCCGCGCGCGACCAGCCGAACCACCGGCCGAGCGCGGCGAGGCTCACCGGCCAGTCCTGGTGCCAGCCCCCAAAAAATGCGCGACCACCCGGCCGCAGTTGACGGCGTCCGCCGCGTCCATCCGGTCGTAGAGGGCGTTGAGCTTGCCCTGCTCCATGCGGGTGGAGCGGGCGATCGCGGTCACATCCATCAGGCCGCGCGGCGCCTCGGCGATGACGCGCATGTCGGCGCCCGTCAGGCGGTGGAAGGTCAGCTCCTCGAAGCTTTCCTCGCGCACCACGCCGCCGCGCTTGAACTTCAGGCGGACGGGATGGGCGAGGCGCAGCAGGACGGTGCCGTCCGCCTGCTCGGCGGCGGCCTTCGGGAGGCCCTCGGCGCCCTCCTCGCCCTCGGGGAGCTCGACCAGGTCGGGATCCAGCGGCGCGGCAGGGGCGGCGCCGTCCAGATCCACCAGCTCGGCGTCCTGGTCACGGGGAATGTCAGCCATTGAGCAGCTCCTCCGCCTCGCCGACCGTCCAGGTCAGCTCGATCTTGCCGCCCTCGCCTCCGGTGACTTCCAGCAGCTCGGAGAGGAAGGCGTCCGGCCAGGAATAGGTCTGGCCGGTGTCGCAGAGCACGACGAGCTCGCCCTCCTGCCTGGTGTAGACGTCGGAGAGGCGCTGGCCGCGCTTGAGCGTGGTGGTGGCCTTCACCTCGCCGGCCTGGAACTCCTCCGCGCGGTCCACCTTCCGGCCCGTGACGACGGGCTTGGAGACGGTGCCGCCCGGCTTGAACTTGGCGCCCTTCTCGACGTCGAGGCGCCTGCCGCGCCAGGTGACGTCGACGATCCCGAGAACCTGAGCCATTCCCTAGCCCCCCTTACTGACTGAACTCGAGGACGCCGGCGAGCGTCATCAGGTTGCCCAGCACGCGGACGTACTGACGCGCGTTCACGCGGTTCCGGTCGTTGACGTCGCGGGTGAACAGGCTCTCGGCCGCGCTCTCCGTCGCCTGCTGGATCCAGCCCTGGCGCTCGTAGAGAGCGCAGCGCGCGGCCCAGGAGGCGTGCAGGCGGCGCGGCGTCGCGACCTCGGGGTCGAACTCGGCGGCCGGCTCGCCGTCGTCCGCCAGCTTCGCGCGCGGCCAGGTCTGCGTCATGTAGGCGGCCCAGTCGTAGCGGATGCGGCTGAGCACCTTCGGTGTCATCACGTCGAGCCAGGCGGTGTCCTCCACGTTCAGCGTGGTGCGCTGGTAGTGGGTGACGACGCGCTCGATCACCACCGCGCCGTCGTCGGTGACGGTGAAGGTGGAGATGCCGTCGCGCAGCAGCAGGTTGCGCTCGGTGTCGGTGAAGCGGCTCGACAAGGGCGGCGGCTGCACGCCCACGAGCGGGATGGAGCGGAGCTGGCGCGCCGGATCGTTCAGCAGGAAGAAGGTGGCCCGGCCCGCGAGCGCCGCCGCCCAGACCCAGCGCGGGCTCGGTCCGCCGTTGAAGCCGATCTCCGAGATGAAGCGGCTGTTGCGCGCGTTCCCCCAGGTGGAAAGGTTCGCGAAGCTGTCGCTCCGCGCCGCCCAAACATGGGTGTCGAGGCGCACCATGGCGTTCCAGCGCCGGTCGAGCTCGGCCGGAAGCGTGGCCATCATGGTCGTAGTCAGCTCGGGGAAGACCACGTCCGTCCACCAATCGGTGGCCAGCGCGCTGGCCAGCACGGGGACGTAGCTCGCCTCGCCCGTGCCGCCCGCGAAGGCGGTGACGGCGACCGCGAGGCCCGCCGGCAGCGGCACCGTCGCGTCCGGCGTGTGGGAGAGGGGCAGGCCGTTGCCGATCGTGCCTAACTGCTTGCAGGTGAGCGTGACGACGCCGGCCGTGCTGGCCGCCGCGACGGGCAGGTTCGGGTTTGCGGCGATGGCGGAGACGAGGCGCGCGGCGATGACGCTCACCGTCTCCGCCGGCGCCACGGGGATGGAGACGCGGTTGCCCGCGATGAGCGTCGTGAAGGTACCCGCGCCTGTGACGGTCCCGGTGAAGGTGATGGTAGCGGTGGCGCGCGCGCCGGACGGCTCGTCCACCAGGAAGAGCGAGACGTTGCCGGTGCGGTTGTTCGCCAGGAAGGCCTCGGCCATCTGGTGCGCGATGCCTCCCGGCCCGCCCCAGGCGATCGCCTCCTCCAGCCGCGTCAGGCGCAGCGGCGTGTTCAGCGGCCCCGTGCCCGCCGTGATGCCCGGGCCCGTGCCCAGACGCGGCGCGACGATCAGGGTCCGCGCGGGGTAGGGCACCAGACCCTGGCGGCGGCGGTCGGGGCGCGTCTCGAGGTAGACGCCGGGCACCCGCCAGTCCAGCGGGATCTCCTCGAAGCCGATGGTGGTGCCGGACATCAGGCCTTCTCCTTCTTCGCCGGCGCGGCGCCGGGGGGCGCTTCATCGGCCACCACCAGGTCGCCCTCGGCGATGCGGCGCTCGATGTAGAAGTCGCGCACCACCGCGAGCCCCTCGGGCGGGATGGGCGTGCCGTCGGAGGCGCGCAGGCGCAGCCCCTCGCGCGGCTTCACGAAGACGACGTTCATGCGGGTCTCTCCCAGGTCTCGGCCGCCGCGTCGGTCGGCCCGTCGAAGGTCCAGGCGTTGGCCAGGCGCAGCAGCGCGTCCGGCTCCTCGGCCGTGAAGAGCGCGCTGGTCCGCAGCGTCAGCGCGGCGCAGGCGGCGTCGGCGTCCTGCCACTCCAGCCCGCCGGTGCTCTCGCCCTGGCGCACCTCCAGCGTGCCGGCGCCGCTGTGGCGGTCGCCGCCCACCGTCCAGCCGTGCAGGCCGATGATCGCCGCGTGCACCATCTGCGCGAGGCCGGGCGCCAGGCTGTCCCCCAGCAGCCTGGCGCGGTGCTTGGGGTTCCGGGTCAGCAGGTAGAGGCCCCAGTTGATGTCGGCGTGGAGCTGGCGGCTGCTGGGCTTCGCCTCGAGGCCGAGCCAGCACAGCCCGATGAAGGGCGCGCGGTGGCTGGCCAGCTTGCCGAGCATCGCGGGCGTCAGCGGCGCGGGCAGCAGCTCGTGCAGGAACTTCGCCGGCGGGAAGATCGCGGCGAGCCGCGCGGCCAGGAAGCTGGCCGTGGTGTGCAGCGGGCCGAGCGAGGCCTCGGGGGCGGCGGGGGTCACGGCAGGCCCCCGCTGAACAGCCGCTCGCGGTCCTGCACCCGCGCGGCGGAGGAGACGCCGGCCGGCGTGGCGTCGAGCTTCCCGTCGGCCGAGCCGACGTCGCCGAGCCAGGCCAGCACCGCGTCGCGCTCGCGGCGCATCTCGTCGGTCGGCGTCTTGTCCCCGCCCTGCGCCAGGTCGAAGCGGGCGAGGATGCAGCAGGCGC